ATGAACATCTTCCCCGCAACGCCGGGGGTGTACGACTATCTCATCGTCCACTGCACAGCCACCACTCCAACCATGGACATCGGTGCTGCGTGGGTGGACCGCGTACACCGCCGCAAAGGCTGGAGCGGCTGCGGCTACCACGCCGTGATCACCCGCTCCGGTGAAATCCAATGGCATGGCTCCGGCCACCGCACCCGCCGCGTCGGCTCTCCCGGCGCTCACGTCGGAGGCTGTGGCCCCGGCTGGAACTCCCGTAGCTTTGGTGTCTCCCTCGCAGGAGGTGTCAAAGAGGACGGGCGCACACCCGACTGCAACTTCACACTCTCACAGTACGTCGCCCTCTGGTACGTGATCGAGGATGCCTGCGAGAAGTTCGGCATCCCCATGGACAACGTGATCGGTCACCGCGACCTGATCAAGATTACCAGAGCTGCTCCCAAGGCTTGCCCGTGCTTCTCCGTCGAGGAGTTCAAGGCAGGCTTCGTGGTCCCACTCGACACGCATGACGATGATCGCCTCGAGTACCGTTGGGATCGCCAGCTCAGGCCTGCGCTACAGCGTGGCGAGAAGCTTGGCGTCAAGCGCCAGTACATCGTCAAGGCAGGTGATACGCTGTGGTCGATCTCCCGTGTAACCGGGGTCCCGCTCCACACAATCCGCCGCCTCAATGACATCGACAATGACCTGATCCGGCCCGGCCAGAAGCTCCGGCTGCTGGATTAAGTTCCACCATTGCAAATCCGAAACGCCCCGCATCAGCACACGCTGGTGTGGGGCTTCTTTGTTTCAACTGAAGGAACCCAGACATGCGCACGAAGTTCATCTGCAACATGAACCCTGAAACCCATCTCGAGATTGCTGTCAACGATGCTGACGTCAGCTGGGGAGCGATGGTAAAGACCTATGGGTCTAACCTCATCGACCTTTCCCCCTCGGATGCTCTCGCTGTCGGCACTCACCTCGTCACATCCATGGCGTCTTCGGCACCGGATCAGGTTGTCGCGTTTGCAAATGCTCTCATCGAAGAGCATGGCACCGTGGACACTCCGCTGGACGACAACCGCATCGAGATGAGCGACCCCGAGACCATCTACAGAGGTTATGGTTGGAGCTTCATGTTCCAGCCGGAAAAAGGTTGGAACGACGGGTTCGGTTTCTTCCGCTTGGACAACGATGCTGACCATGGCGGTGCATTCATCTCCACAGAATCCATCCTCAACCTTGCCAAGGTTCTCATCGACCGCTTCGGAGAAGACGACGACGCCGTGATCGCCATGGCCCAGCGCCTGATCGACGACCGCACTGACGAGCCTGAGGTCCACATCCCCGGTGGCTACCTTGCGCTCTCCGCACAGGCTCAGACCGTCCTGCAGTACATGCGTCGTGTCGGTTCGATCTCTGCCCGCGATGCAATGGCCGACCTCGACATGACCTCGGCCACGCTCTCGCGTCGCATCTGTGACATCGAGGAAGAAGGCTTCAGCATCAAGCGTGAGCGCCGCATCAATCAGATCACCGGCAAGCGGTACACCCGCTACTCGCTGTTGGACGGCTGATTGTGACAGAGCAGTCGTCCGAGTTCGTGCAGAAGGAGCCATGCCCTGCGTGTGGCTCCCGCGACAACCTCGCCCGTTACTCGGACGGCCATGCTTTCTGCTTCGGCTGTGAGCACAGAGAGCCGCCGACTGATGGGTATGTCCCAACTGAAACCAAGAGGAGCAGCTTCGTGTCAGCAGACCTGATCGACGACGCGGAGGTCAAGCCTCTGCCTAAGCGTAGGATCACCGAAGAGACGTGCCGCCGGTACGGCTACAAGTTCGGCAAGTACAGTGGCAAGCCCGCCCACATCGCAGACTACCGCGACCAGCAAGGGCACGTCACCTCGCAGCACATCCGCCTCAAGGGAAAGGACTTCCCGTGGATCAACCACAAGAAGGACCTGCAGCTTTTCGGTCAGCATGTGGTCCGCGACAACCCGCCGAAGCTCATCATCACTGAGGGTGAGCTGGACGCCATGTCCGTCTACGAGGTGATCAATGGTGGGCGCAACAGGTGGGGCGCAGTCTCCATAAGCAGCGGTGCGAAGAACGCACACCGAGACATCAGCGCCAACCTGCAGTGGCTCGAGCGGGCAGAGGAAGTGATCCTCATGTTCGACAACGACGAGGCAGGGAAGGAAGCTGCAGAAGCTTGTGCCCGTCTCTTCCGCCCCGGCAAGTGCAAGATCGCAAGCCTTCCTCTCAAGGACGCAAGCGACATGCTCGTCGCAGGGCGTGGCCCGGAGATCATCGACGCGATCTTTGAAGCCAAGAGCTGGCGACCGGAAGGCGTCGTCCGCCTGAGTGACATCAAGGACGCGGTCATGGTTGACCCTGTGCGTGGGCTGCCGTGGTTCCACAAGGACCTCGATGATGCTGTCCTTGGGCGTCGCTATGGTGAGCTTGATGCCCTCGGCGCTGGCACGGGTGTTGGTAAGACCGACATCCTCACGCAGCAGATCGCCTTCGACATCACTGAGCTGAACCAGAAGGTCGGCCTGTTCTTCCTTGAGCAGCAGCCTACCGAGACCGCCCGCCGGGTGGCAGGCAAAGTGGCTGGCCGGAGGTTCCATGTGCCCAGCGGTGAAGACAACCCGTGGGAAACGCAGGAGCTGATCGAGACCATCCACAATCTGGACATGAGCGACAACCTGTTCATGTACGACCACTTCGGTTCGGCTGACTACGAGCTGATCGAGGAGACGATCCGGTTCATGTATCACTACTCGGGTGTGCGCCTGTTCTACATCGACCACCTGACAGCTCTGGCCTCGCAAGAGGAAGATGAGCGTAAGGCCCTCGAGAAGATCATGGCCCGCCTCGGTGGTCTGGTCAAAGAGCTGGACATCTGGGTCTGCATCGTCTCGCACCTCACCACACCTGACATGGGCAAGTC